AACTGGCACTGCTGTTGGTGGCACTGCCAATGGCGTTGTTTATTTGAATGGAACAAAGAAGCAAACAACAGGCGCTGCACTTGTATTTGATGGTACTAACTTGCAAGTTGGGACTACAACACGTTCAAATGATGAAAAGTTAACTGTATTCCAATCTGGTAGTGCAATGGGTATTTCTGTCAGGACAACTGGTGGTCCAGCATTAGGAAATTATGAATCGTCAGATAACAGTCGTGCTTCATATTGGACATTTGGTCGTGATAATGCAAGCACTGGTAACTTTGTTTTTGCTAATAACGGAACGCAAAGAGCTGCAATAGATACCAGCGGTAACTTGCTAGTGGGGACTACAACATCAGGTGGTGTTGGAATATCGTTTATTCCCGGCTCCAGTAGTTCCACTCCTGAAGCGTATTTTAATAAATCTTTTAGCGGAAATATTAATGGTGTTCGTTTTCTCCACAACAGCACTTACGTTGGTGGTATTACATATTCAAATACCAATGTTGCATACGCCACCAGCGCTTCTGACTACAGATTAAAAGAAAACATTGTAAATTTAACTGGCGCTTTAAATGCTGTTATTTCTTTGCGACCAGTATCTTTTACATGGAAAAATTCTCAAGAAAATGATATTGGTTTTATTGCACACGAAATACAGTCTGTAATTCCAAATACAGTTTTTGGTGAAAAAGATGAAGTAGACGCTGATGGAAATCCGAAATACCAATCCATCTTCCCAGCGCCAGCACAAATGATTGCTAACTTGGTTGGAGCAATAAAAGAACAACAAGCACTCATCCAATCCCTGACAACCCGCATCACCGCCTTAGAAGCCAAATGAGCGAGTCCATCGAAAAGGAATTCGCCGTCCACCAGGCGATTTGCGATCAGCGTTATAAATCCATCGAAGAGAAGCTTGAGAGTGGCAAGGGCAGGATGCAGAAGATTGAGATTCAGCTCTACATCGTCATTGCCGCCATCTTGTTCGGGCCTGGCGTTGCCGCAGACCTTGTGAAAAAGCTGTTGGGACTGTAACGATGTGGACCCCATATCTATCCTGCTGGCAGCCAAAGCCTGTGTTACAGCAATCCAACAAGGCACTGCTTTGTATAAACAATGCAAAGAGTCTTTCATGGAGGTCAAGTCCACTTATGAAGAAGCTGCTGGTGCTGTCAACGAGGTCAGATCGCTTTGGAGCAAGCTCTTTGGATCAAAGCCAAAAGCAAAACAAGCTGTCCAGCAGACGCAAAAAAAGAGTGCTTATGTAGCTGTTGATGAGACTCAAGTGATGTCGGGGATCGTGGAGCAGTTGACCACTTTCTTTCGTTTGCAAGAGCAGTTAGCAGCACACATAAGGGAAGAGGAAGAGAAGTCAAAGAACGTCTACGACCCCAACGCCAACTTGATGGAGTCCGCTTTGAAGCGGATCATGGCGCAGGATCAGATGGCGGCCTTGGAGGTAGAGATAAGAGAGGCGATGGTGTACGGCGCTCCGAAGGAGATGGGCGCTCTTTATAGCCGAACATTCGAGACTAGGGACATCATAAAAGCTGAACAGGAGGGTGCTAGGCTTAAAGAGGAGGCGAAAGAGAGGGTTAAGCAATGGCAACGGCAGGAGGCAAAAAGAGACTTCCAAGCAAAGTCAGCGTACCTCGCAGCAACTTTGATCCTCCTCCTATACCTGTGGATGTGGTTCCTGTTCGTAGGCCAATTGGGGAAGAAATCGTGGGATGGATAGCAGCGGTTGTTCTTGTCGCATTGTTGTTGCCCATGCTTGGTATGCTCTATATCGACATCTTGGAGGCCAAGAACGACACCAAGGTTCAACTGGAAAAGGTAGAGAAACTCAGGCGAGAGATTGAGTCTCAACAGCGAAAGGATAAAGACAAATGAACGTGTATGAGATTTGGATTCTGTCGGTCTTGCTGGTGGCTTTGACTGGCTGCGAGGATCGTTTCAGATATCCCTGCCAAGACCCACAGAATTGGTCTAATGCCGAATGCAAACCTCCCATCTGTACCGCCACAGGTACTTGTCCTGACCAATTAATCAAACCCGAACAGGAGAAGAAATAATGCCAACCATTGGATACAAACCTCATAACCGACTGAGTGCTGAAGAAATTGAAGTTAGGATTTGGGCAATTGTCATTTTCTCATTGACAATGATTCTTCTTGGATCTGTTGCCATGTTCTTATATAGCGTGTCATTTGTCACTCAACCCATGAATGGCATGGCGGCCATTGATAAGGTGTACACCCAACAAATCAATACCATCATGGTTTTCATCACTGGTGTACTTGGCGGTGTAGCTGGACGTAGTGCTGTTTCAGCCACTGCAAAGGCTGTAGCCAAAGCCGAATCTAATGACAATGATGAGCCACCAGCACCATGAGTTTGTTTAATCCTTGGGTATTGCTAGGCATTCTGATGGCCATAGGCTCATCATTTGGCAGTGGATACTGGAAAGGTAAGCATGATGAGAATACCCGCCAGCAAGTTGAGATTGCCGCGCTGAACGCCAAGGCAAGGGAAACTGAGCAAAATATGGCAAAGGTAGCCAATACCTATGCTGAAACCTTAAGGAAGTCACAGAATGCCGCTAGGTCTAAAGAAACTAAGTTACGCGCTGATGTTGCCTCTGGTGCTTTGCGCCTGTCAATCCCAACCCAAAGCGCCGTTTGTTCCACCTCAGTTACCGCCGTTACCGCTGGAGATAACAGCGGAGAGACACGAACCGAACTTAGTGGACAGGTTAGTGAAACTCTTATCGCCATCGCCTCAGAGGGAGATGCCGCCATCCGAAAACTCAACCAATGTATCCAAACCTACGAAACCTTGAAAGGGATGAAATGAATCTGTCTGCCAATTTTTCACTACATGAAATGTGCAAATCTGAAACTGCTTTGCGTATGGGGTTTGACAATACCCCTGATGATGAGGCAACAGAGAATCTGAGACTGCTTTGCGAAAAGGTCTTACAGCCTGTTCGTGACCATTACGGCAAGGGCGTTAAGGTGAATTCTGCCTATCGTAGCCCTGAGTCAAATGCGGCTGTTGGCGGGTCTAAGACCTCAGACCATTGCAAGGGTATGGCGGCTGATATTGAAATACCTGGCGTTGCCAACGCCGATCTCGCCCAATGGATCATGGATAACCTTGAATATACACAATTGATCCTTGAGTTCTACACACAAGGTATCCCTGATTCGGGCTGGGTTCATGTCAGCTTTGACCCCAACAATCTGAAGAAACAGGAATTGACAGCCGTCAAGGTGGCAGGCAAGACTCAGTATTTGAATGGACTTCAGGCTTAGTAGGCGCAGGCGTGGCATAAGTGAAATAATATGCTATGGCCAACAAGCAGCAACAGTTAGAAGTACCATCAATTCCAAGCCTTGGCTTTGCGCCGGAGGGGTATCAGCGCAGCTATGTATCTGAAGTTAATGGGGCGTTGAACGGCTACTTTCGGAGTTTGATCAGTACGCTTGGTTCGTTATTTGGCGTGAGAGGTGGAAAGTTCTTAAACAATCCTTATGGGGCTTTTCAAAGCACTGTTGATCAAACGGCGGCGGCAACTAATACAGCCTATGCCATAACGCTAAACACGACTGACTATGCGAATGGCGTAAGTGTCGCCAGTAGTTCACGCATCACAGTTGCTGATTCAGGAATTTGGAATCTGCAATGGTCTGGTCAGTTTGAGAATACTGCCGCACAACTCCATGATGCAAGGATTTGGCTAAAAATTAACGGCACTGTACTAACAGGATCAACTGGATTTATTTCAGTACCAAGTAGTCATGGTGGTGTTAATGGTCATACTATTGTTGGCTGGAATTACTTTGTGCGTTTAAATGCAAATGATTATGTGGAATTGTGGTGGGAGACTGATAGCACTGCTGTCAGTATCCAAGCCTATGCTGCATCAGGAAACTATCCATCAACGGCATCAGTTATTGCGACAATGAGTTTTGTGTCCAACTTACCGACAATATAGACATCATGTACATACCTATCAAACTCCCAGCAGGCGTTTACCGCAACGGCACAGAATACCAGTCTACTGGTAGATGGTTCGACGCCAACTTAGTGCGCTGGTACGAAAATACATTGCGTCCTGTCAATGGATGGCGTGAAAAGTCGGAATCAACTGTTAGCGGAGCTTGTCGGACAATCATTACTTGGCGTGACAACTCTGCCAACTCTTACATTGGTCTTGGAACTAGCTCTAAACTTTATGCAATGGATGTATTGGGTGTCTTAAAAGATATTACACCCACTGGATTTACTACTGGCTTTGTTGATGCCACCAGCACCACTGGATACGGCAAAAACTTATATGGCAGTTTTGCTTATGGCGTACCACGACCAGATACTGGAACAGCTAACTTAGCTACAACTTGGAGCCTTGATACTTGGGGAGAGTATTTGGTTGGATGCTCTGACTACGATGGCAAGATATATGAGTGGCAACTAGGCTTTGCAACGCCTACAAAAGCGGCAACTATCACCAATGCACCAACTAGTAACAAGGCTATTTTGGTAACTGCTGAGAGGATTCTTTTTGCTCTTGGCGCTGGTGGTAACCCTAGAAAAGTCCAATGGTGTGATCAAGAGAACAACACTCTTTGGACTCCTGCCGCAGACAACCTTGCTGGTGACTATGACTTGACTACTGGTGGAAGTCTGATGGCTGGAAAAAGAGTTAAGGGTATCAACTTGTTGTTTACCGATGTTGATGTGCATACGGCCCAATACATTGGTGCGCCATTCGTTTATAGCTTTGAAAAGGCAGGATCTGGCTGCGGTTTGATTTCTACTCAATCAGTGGCGGCTATTGATACTGCGGCGATTTGGATGAGTAAGTCAGGATTCTTTATATATGACGGATACGTCAAGCCATTGGCTTGCGATGTGTCTGATTTTGTGTTTAGCAATATCAACTTAGACCAGCGATCAAAGGTAGTTGCGGTTCACAACAGCAAGTTTGGTGAGATTTGGTGGTTTTACCCAAGCAATGCAGGACTTGAGAATGATTCATATGTAACGTACAACTACCGAGAAAACCATTGGAGCCTTGGAGTATTGTCTAGGTTGTCAGGCGCTGACGCTGGTGTTTTCACACTGCCATTGATGGTTGATTCGACTGGCAAAGTCTATGAGCATGAAGTCGGATTCAATTACGATGGCGCAACATTGTTTGCCGAGTCTGGACCGCTAGAGATTGGCAACGGCGACAATATATTTAATATTCGCCAAGTCATACCCGATGAGCAGACTTTGGGTGAGGCAACAGTGTCGTTTAAGACTAGACTCTATCCAACAGGTACAGAGTCAATCTTTGGGCCGTACACAGCGGCTAACCCCACCAGCGTGAGGTTTTCGGGTCGGCAATTCAACATGGTGGTGACAGGTGATGTGCTTGCCGATTGGCGAATTGGCGTGATGCGACTAGACATTGTTGCCATGGGTAAGAGATAAAATTCAAGGTATTAAGGGGATAAATATGTTCGATATGCTCAGTGGTCAATATAAGAATCTAGCCTCAAAGGGTAGATATGGTGACACCATGCTTGCCCACATTAATCCTCAAGAAGCGGCACTGCTGAAGTCTATGGGTGGCGCTGGCACTATAAATCCTCAAACTGGTTTGCGTGAGTTTTTTAGTTTATTTAATTATGGTTTGCCAGAAAGGGAGCTAGAGCCACTTCCATCATTAGGACAAGCGTTAGCACCTGAATCATTGGCAAATCTCGCCACTCAATTAAGCACAACAACAGTTCCAACGGAATATAGAGGAATGCAGGGATTTACTCCCGCATACGAAAAAATTAATCCAGAATATGACCAATATGCAGATAAACAATTTAGCGGAATGGGTGGTGTCAAGATTACAGGCTACACAGTACCAACTGAGCAAACATTTCAGGGTAAGCCACTTGAAGCAAAGTACGATACCAATGGTAACTTTATAAATTTGCAACTCGCTGGGGGGGATGTTTTAATTCCTGATCCAAATCAACCAAACATAGCTTCTTCACCAAAAATTAATGCAAAAGGCGAAATTGTTGATTATGGAGTCTTTGATTTAAATCAACAAAGTGGCGGTGGCTTTGGTGATTTTATAGGTGGGCTTATATCTGACTTTGGACCAATGATCGCAGCTGGATTACTCGGTAATTTTGCCGCTGGCAATCTTGGAAGTTTGGGCGCGGCTGGCGCTGGTGCGGCTGGCGGTGCGGCTGGTGGAACATTGGCTGGTATGGGTACTGGTGCGGCGGGTGCGGCGGCTACAGCAGCAGCCACTGGAATACCAATAACTGCATTAACTGCTGGCGGCGCAACAACGGCAGGATTGGCGGCTGGTGGTGGTTCAGCAGGTGGTTTAGCTGGAATGGGTACTGGCGCTGCTGGAGTAAATGCAACTGCCGCCGCAACAGGATTAACTCCTACTGCTCTTGGAGTTACTGGTCTTACATCAGCAATACCAACTACCATTACTCCACCTGCCACACCTACAGGTACTTCACCTGTTACGCCTCCTGTTACACCTCCTGTTACGCCTCCTGTCACTCCACCTGTTGTGCCTCCTGTTGTGCCTCCTGGTGGTACTGGTGCTATTACTAGTTTGATAGATGCAGCAGTAAAAAATCCAACTATTGCCGGATCTGTTGCAGGCGCAGTGCTTAGTGCTGTAGATGCTGCAAATAAACCCTCATCAACCACCACCACAACAAGCATTGATCCTCAGATTAAGGCTGAGTACTTGGCTAATCTTGAGAGAGCCAAACAGACGGCGGCTGGCTTAGAGGCGCGTCAGATTGCACAACCTGGTGCGATGTACACCGGCGCAGAGCAACAGCTCTACAACCTCGGCATGACACCATTTGGTGCGGCTGATATTGAGAAGTTCTACAACCCTTACGAAACTCAAGTGGTGCAGGGTGCATTGGGTGACATTGAGCGTACACGCTTGATGCAGGAGCAGGCAAACAGAGATCGGGCAACTGCTGCTAGAGCGTTTGGCGGTTCACGCCAAGCTGTTGTCTCAGGCATGACCAACGAGGCGGCAATGCGCCAAGCGGCTAACACTGCCGCACAGTTGCGCTCTGCTGGCTACACGCAAGCCGCCAATCTTGGACTGCAAGCGCGTCCCATGGACATGGCAGGCTTGCAGACTTCATTGGGTCTTGGCACTACACGCACTGCGTTGGAGCAGGCAAGACTTGATGCGTTGCGTAACATCGGTCAAGAGCGTTTGGCTATCACTAGCGGCGCATTGGGACTCCAGCCTGCGAATGTTGGTGGCACAACTTCTCAACCCTTGTACAACAACACTGCTGGTAATTTGCTGTCAGGTGGACTGACAGGTGCTTACATTGGATCACTGCTTAAAGGATAAATCATGGCTACATACGAAGAGAATTTAGCGCAGATGAGTCAGCCTTATGAGTTTGCGCCACTGCCCATCAGAGGTGGTGGACAAGACACAGCATTCGCAGGCTTACTCGGTAACATCTTTGGCGGTGG